ACCCCATTCGTTCGCCGTGCCCTGCAACTGCGAGAACGGGAAATCCGCGGTGCCCGAGTTGCCCCAGAATTCCGTGACGAGATAGCCCGGCAGGATCAGTTGCCCGTTGCTCGCGTAGGCGCGCACGATTTGATCCGGGCTCACTTCGGCGTTCGCAAAGTTGAGCGCATCCCACGAAAGGCCGTCGTCAATGTCGGAGACCTGGAAGCGGCTGGAGTCCTGGATGCTGACGACGAAGCGGCGCCCCAGATAGGTGACAGTCGCCGGATTCGCCGGGAAATCAGGGTCCGTAATCTGCGCGAATGCATGCGTCACGGTGTTGTAGATGTAGCCCGCGGTGCCGTCAACGATCATGACCTGCACCGTGTTATGCGACATGCCGACGCGGCCCTGAGTCGTCAGCAGCATGCCGCGCACTGTCGCCACGCCGATATTGTTCACCTCATATAGGTTGCCGAGGTGGACGACAAAGCACACGTCCAATTCCTCGAACGCGATGCCGCCGCGAACGGGCATCGGGCCGAAGTCCGCGAATAGGCGTAGACCCGGTGTCGAAAATGCCACTAGCTGCGATTTCTCTCCGGCCGGACGAGCTTCCACCGCCATATTTTGCAGGGAATTCGCCGTGATGAAAGGGCTGCGCGCGAGCTGGCCGAGACCCAGGAGCGAAATGCGCGGCATTACTTGTCACCCTTGAACACTGGCAACCCCTGTTGCATTCTCATACGCGCGTGGTCAACCGCTTTTTGCACGATTGATGGAGTTGGCGCACCCCCGCCTAGCAAGTGATTTATTTCGTCCTGCGACAACGTTGGCACAAGTGACGGAATTTCGCGCTGTGCCCCATCGAAATTGGCGCCTATCGAGAGCTCAGTAGATGTGCGACCATCTTTGAATTTCAATGGACCGAGGAATCCAGCGCCCTTACGCGAACCGTCTGCGCGATACATTGACGGATCATTTTGCGCAGGCATCAACGCATCGAACGTGCTCGGCGCGTTCTGCCGTTGCGCTTGCAGGATTTCATCCATAGTCGGCACACTTCACCCGCTGAATCCGTTTGGTCCCCACCAACCGCGCCGCCCGCCAAGTCCCGCAATCGCCGCATCCAGTTGCAGCACGCGCGGCTTGCGATTTGATCGTTTCACGATGCCGAGCGATTCGCGCGCTGATTGGATCAGTTCGGGATAGTTCGATAGCTTCTTACCGAAAATCGCCGCGAGATCAATCGCCAGATTTTCTACGAACGCTTTGGCGTAACCGGGGGGGAATGAAATCGTAGTTCCGACCGCAGCTACCTGCGTCAGCAGCCGATCAATCGAAAACGTGATCGGAACAATCGCGTCAGGAACCGGCCACAGCGTCACCGATGCGGCCGGGAAATCGTTGATGAAGAGGTAACGAAGCGGGAACTGGCCGGGCTGAGTCTTTACTCCTACCATGTTGTATTCTGCCTGCGTCATCATGGTGCAAGCGAACGTGGCGCCGTTGATGACGGTGTACGCGGGCTCCCAGATGCGCTGCGGACGATCTGCGTTCCACGTGGAACCGGGGCCGATGGGATACGTCGCTAGATTGGCGACGCTGTTGAAGGTCTGATTGACCGCGCCGTAGACCGCGAGATTTTGCGCGCTCCAGCTATCCAAAAGCTGGTTGAACTTGCGGAGGCAGTCGGACGTCTCGTCAAAAGTGAGCGTCTGATCCGTGCCGAGGGAACTTGTTAACCCAAGCGCATCCTCGATGTACTGGAGAGCAGTAGCGCTCGGCATCGGAAATCATAGCGCGAGGTTACACGCCGCCTTGATTCGGGAAGAGGCACCAGTCCACAGCGGTCGCCGCGGTCGCGTTGGCCGTGCAGAAGATCGTGAACGAACCCGCAGCCGTAACGATTCGCTCCACCCTTAGAGCGGTTCCATCTGCCGCCGCTTGTCCCACGTAGGCGAGCACGCGACTGCTCGGCGTGCATTTGTCTGTCGTGACGACAACGGACGCGGCGCCAATGGGCACTGTCACGCTGCCCGCGTTGTAAGTAGAGGCCACAGCACCGCCAGTAGCCGGCCCCGCGTTCGTCACCGCGAGCCCTTGCGCAATGAGTGCGGCTTCCGTGTCCGCCGGCAGTTCAACGATGGCGCCGGAAACGTACCCGCCATAGGCCCTGTTAAGCAGAATCATAATGCGTTCCTTTTCGTTGTCAGTTGCCGCTTAGGCGTGGTTCTCGGCTTTTTCCGCCGCGACTCGATCTTTTTCGGCCTTCACATCGGCCGCGTGCGCCGCGACCGGATCAATGGCGATCGTTGCAATCGAGCCCGGATTGTGATGTTTGTCGTCGATCACCGCGTCGATCCATGCGACGAGATCGGTCAGATGCGCGCCGATTGCATCGATGTCGCTTTTCGATCCGCGCGCCAGTTGATTGCGTAGGGATACGACATGCGCGCGCAACGCACCGAGCGATTCTGGAACAGTGAGCGGCTTCGGCGGGGGCAACGGAACGGCCTTGCGCTCGGGCGGCGGCATGCCCGGAGGCTGCGGCGGTGCGACGGAAGCGATTTGCTTTCCGACCAGTTCGGATTCTTTCGACTCGGGCAGAGTGAGCAGCGTTCCCACAGCATAGCCGTCATATTCCTTCAAGAGCTTGATTGTCATGATTGTCCTTTATGCTATGCTGATCGCAGCGCCCAAGGACGTGACCCCTTGAGCGCCACTTCCCATCCCATTGCCGTAGAGGGCAACAGCATGAGCAAGCGCGAGTCTACCCTGACGCAAGAGCGGTTGAAAGAAATCCTGCACTACAACCCAAAGACCGGGGTTTTCACGTGGCGCGTCGATAAAGGCTGGCGCGCGAAAGCCGGGAACGTCGCCGGTAGCACGATGCCGGACGGATACCGTGCAATCCGAATCGAGTTCATTCGCTACGAGTCTCACAGACTTGCTTGGCTGTACGTGCATGGTGTTTGGCCGAGCGGAGAAATTGACCACAAGCACGGCAAGGAAGCCGGTGACGGCATCGACAACTTGCGCGACGTAACGACGCTGGTAAATCGGCAGAACGAACGCGGTCCGCGCCCGCATAACAAATCCGGTTTCCTTGGCGTCCATTGGGACAAGGAAAAGAAAAAATGGCATGCGGCGATACGTGTCGGCGGCAAGAAAAAGCACCTCGGTAGATTTGACACCGCCGAGGAAGCATCTGCCGCATATCTCGCAGCAAAGCGCAAACACCACGCAGGATGCACGATTTAGCATTTAAGGAATCGTGTAAAATTTGGTTGATAGCTCGGGGTACGTGGCGGCATACCCAAAGCACACATCAATCCGCATATTGGCGATATCTTGCGCACCGTCGAAGTATTCGAGCACGCGCAATGTAAATCCTTCGTCCGATACACTCTTCACAGACATTACGCCATTGGCAGGCGGCTGATATAAAGGCACCATGGCCAGCGTGAACGCATCCTGATGGAACCCGATATTCGTGCTGTACGCCGTACTGGCGGCCCCGAGAATCACGAACGGCTGCGCAGTCGTCGGTGAAGCCGTAACGTTTTGGGACGGCCCCGAGGTCACGATTGCCGGGCTGATCGGCAGCGACACCGCGCCCTGCGCCACGTCCGCCGTAATCACGAAATTGGCGAGCGTGCCGGTTGACGTGCGCGACTGCGGGTTGACCGCAAATACGCCGGGCAGCGTGATCGTGGTGCCGCGCGTAATCGTGCCTGCGCCAGTCGCCGCCACCGTGATCGCTGATCCGACCTGATTCGCGCCGTTGATGTTGGACGCGGTGCCCGCGCCGTTCGTATGCACATCGACGTTCTGATCCATCGCAGGATGAATGCCGAACGAGTCCTGCATGTAACCGGTGCGGTATTGGCCTGAGATTTTCTCGGCCATGTTGAATAGGCCCGCGAAGCCTTGAATCATGGCGCCGTTGAGCGCCGGATTCATCACGATGTTGCGATTGCCATCTTTCACGGGCGCCGCCATTTCGTCCAGCCGCTGATTGATCGACGTGAGCGCGTTGATTGCGAGCGCCTGCGTCGTCGGCAGTGCGCCGGTCGGATTCAGCGTGTTGAATGTTGAGAAGTGCACGAGCTGCAAGCCCTGGCGGTCGATTTCGTTTGCAACCGGCGCCATCGCGGCGCGCACCTTTTTCTCGAACTGCGTGAGCGACAGCGTGCGCTCGAACGAGTTGAAAAAGATGTCGCAACCGCCCTGCGAGACCGTCAGCGGAATTGTCGTTTCCACCGTGGTCTGGGGCGCTGCGACTCTGCCCGCGCGGTAGGTGTAGCGAGGCGGACGCTTGATGTTGATCGTTGCGCCTGGCGCATAGCCGCGACTCATGTTCGATGCATATTCGTCCTCATAGTCGCGGTTGACCGCGGCGGCAAAGGACAGCATGTTTTTCAGGACGGCGAGCGCCTCTTTCGCCACCAGAGACGATGTGACAAGAACGTTGGACATCTTGCAATTCCTTCCAGCGACGCCTCGCGGCGGTAGCCTTACTCACGTTTTAGCGCGGAGGTCGCATCCCTGCGATGCCCCGCGCCCCTATTTCATCTTCGCGCCCATCGCGCGCCTTGCTTCGCGCGTAGCGCTTCGTACTCTTTCTGGCTCATATCCCCGGAGAGTTCTCGGGAGATGCTGCGCCCGCCGTTTAACGGCGAGGGCGGCGCCGGTGCGTTGGTTCCTTTCTTCCCGGC